CCGCAGAAAGAGCCGCCGCAGAAAGAGCAAGCGCCCACGTCTGGAAGTTGTCAGAGCGTGAACTTGAAATCGTGAAAATGCTGGGGGTGGACGCATGACCAAAGATAAAGCCCTTTATGCGTGGTTCAACCAGTTCATGACGTTTTACCCGTCAACCTCTGTTCCTGACGATGTGACATTCCCGTATGGAACATATGAAGCCATTTTTGACAGCTACACGGGCGGGGAAGTGGGAATGACCGTCAATCTGTGGTTTTACACGGAGAGCGAAGCTGTTCCAAACGCAAAGGCGCAGGAGCTGGCGGAAACCATTGGAGATGGCGGAACGCTTATCAAATGCGACGGCGGTTATATCTGGCTCAAGCGTGGTTCTCCGTGGTGCCAAAGCCTGACGGATGACACTTCCCCCACCATCAAACGGCGGTACATCAATGTCACCGCTGAATATCTCACAAGACACTAAAGGAGTTGATATTTATGGGTAAATTTACCGTTATTCCTAAGGACACATTTGACGGTTTACAGCTTGACGCTGGCGTGATTCTGACCACCTTTGACCCGTCTAAGGTGGCGGCACCAGATGACGAAGCTATCGTGTGCGCTACCACGGGCGGCATTAACGCTACCTGCGTTCCTACTTACTCTGATTTGGGTGAGGACGTGGACAACTGCCCCGTCAACATGAAGGAACTGAAACACCTGGATTCCTGGGAGTGCAAGATGTCCTTCACGTCTCTTGGCACGTCTGCGGCTAACATCAAGCTGGCATTGGGTGCCGCTGACATTGATAGCGAGAACGCCTCCAAAATCGTTCCCCGCAAAGACCTCAACCAGACTGATTTTACAGACCTGTGGTGGGTAGGCGACCGGGCTGACGGCGGCTGTGTTGCTATCCAGCTGAAAAATGCCCTGAGTACGGGCGGTTTCTCCATCCAGACCACCAAAAACGGCAAGGGGCAGGTTTCTGTTGAACTGACGGGCCATGTGTCCATCGAGAAGCAGGACGAAATGCCGATGGTGTTCTATTCTATCGACCCGGTGGAGGCGTAATCAATGAAACTCTCTGATTTTAAAGACGAAAAGGCCATTGAAGTCGTGGCGGCGCTGTTGGTTCCTATCGGCAATATCGCAAAAAACAAGGAAATTTCTGACGCAAAGGGCAAAAGCAAGCTGGAATTTGCGTCCGCAATGCTAAAAAACAACGCCGCCGATGTCAAGGACATTCTGGCAATCCTCAACGGCAAAGACCCGGCTGAATATCACTGTTCCGCCGCTACCGTGCTGGTTGATTTGCTGGATATGCTCAACGACCCGGAACTGATGCAGCTTTTTGGCTTGCAGGGCAAGACAGCGGCCTCGTCTGGCTCTGCGTCGGAGAGTACAGAGGGCCAAAAGGCGTAAAGCCATTTATCCGGTACGTTTCCGCAAAGCTGGAAAGAGACGCAAAAACGGAGGCGTACCGGGTGTATGTATCCGATGCGCTTAAATGCGTTGCTGAGAACACCGCAAAATACGGCGGCGGTGGATACATCAAACAGCGGTATGCAGATATCATCCATCCAAAACCGGAAGAAACCCGGACGGGTGATGAAATTATCGAGCATATGAAAGAGAAATTGAAGCGGCTGGGAGGTGAAAACTGAATGGACGTTTTTGATTTATACGCCAAAATTGCCCTTGATTCGAGCGAATACGAGGACGGTCTAAACAAATCAAGCGAGAAAACCTCCACCTTTGCGGACAAGCTAAAAAGTGGCCTTGCGACGGCGGCAAAAGTTGGAGCGGCGGCAATTACGGCGGTCACAGCGGCTACCACGGCAATGACGGCGGCAGTAGCTAAAGGCGTGTCCGATACCGCTTCATACGGCGACAACATCGACAAGATGAGCCAAAAGCTGGGCATGAGCGCCGAGAAGTACCAGGAATGGGACGCTGTTATGCAGCATAGCGGTACTTCCATCGATTCTATGCAATCCAGCATGAAAACCCTGGCAAGTGCCGCCGAGACCGGAAACGCCGCCTTTGAAAAGCTGGGATTGACGCAAGAGCAAATTTCCAGCATGGGGCAGGAGGAACTATTTTCCGCTACCATCACAGCCTTGCAGGATGTCAGCGATGAAACACAGCGGACATACCTTGCAAGCCAATTACTGGGCCGTGGAGCGACTGAATTGGGTCCCCTGCTAAATACATCGGCAGAGGACACACAGGCCATGAAAGACCGTGTTCATGAACTTGGCGGCGTTATGAGCGACGAAGCCGTTAAAGCGGCTGCGGCGTATCAGGACAGCTTACAGGATATGCAGACGGCTATTAGCGGCTTGCAGCGTGGTTTGACCGGGAAGATGTTACCCTCTATCACTACCGTCATGGACGGCCTGACGGAGCTGTTTTCCGGGAATGGCGATGAGGGCATCGCACTTGTTACAGAGGGCCTAAATGATTTTGTAACTCAAATCAGCGAAGCCTTGCCGCAAGTGGTTGACAGCGGTATGCAAATCATTGATGGCCTTGTGGGGGCTATCATGAACAATTTGGGGCCGCTGATTCAAGCGGGAACCAACATTATCATCCAGCTCGTAACGGGAATTGTAAGCTATTTCCCGCAGTTGGTTGATGGTGCTGTTCAAATCATCCAGCAGTTGGTTGATGGCATCTCCGATAACTTAGGGCCGCTGTTGGAGGCGGCATCCGCTACCATTTTGGCCCTTGCGGATGGGTTGGCAGAAGCGTTACCCGATTTGGTACCCACGTGCTGGGGAATTGTGCTCAAAATCGTGGAAACGCTGATTGACAATGTTGACCAGTTGGTTGATGCCGCAATCGCAATTATTACAGCACTGGCGGAGGGCGTAATTAACGCTTTGCCCACGTTAATGGAAAAAGCCCCTATCATTATCGCAAAATTGGTAGCGGCTATCGTCAAAAATGCCCCGAAATTGCTTGTGGCGGCGTCTGATTTGATTGAAATGCTGTGTCAAGGAATTTCTGATTCTCTCGTTGCTGTCGGGAATGCTGCGGCTGACGTCGTGAATGCGATTAAAGAGCAGATTACAGGGGCGGCCACAAAGGCGCTGGAATGGGGAAAAGACCTTATGCAAAACTTTATTGACGGCATCAAGGGCAAAATCACAGCACTAAAAGATACCGCTTCCAGCGTGGCGCAGACGGTGAAAAACTTCCTGGGATTCTCCGAGCCAAAAGAAGGGCCGCTGTCCAACTTTCACACTTATGCTCCTGACATGATGGAGCTGTTTGCAAAGGGCATCCGGGATAATGAGGATATTGTAACCAGCCAGATTTCCAAATCCTTTGATTTTGGCGGCATGGATTTCGGGACGGCAAACGTGGACTTTGCATCCTCCGGCCTGGGAATGTCTTCTGCCGGAATCATCAACAGCGTGGCGAGCGGCGCACAAAGCGAGAGCGGCGGGAGCTACACCTTCAATTTGATGTTCCCGAACGGCGATAAGTTTGCATCTTACTATTTGCCGAGCATTATTAGCGTTGCAAAAGCCAATGGAACGCCTATTGTAAATCCCGCATAAGGAGGGCGTATGAGTGAGTTAATCCAACTGATTCTGGACACCGGGGGGAACAACATTGTTCTCCCCGAATCCAGAAATGGCGGCTATTATCCCCGGAAAGAACCGCTTAGCCAGGAAGTCCAGATGATTTCCGGACGGCTGGTGAAGGAATTGCGTGGGAACGTTTGGGTGATTTCCTACCAATACGGATATTTTAACGACGACACCCGAAAAAAGCTGATTGAAAGCTGTGAAAAGGGCCGCAGAACACCTATTACGTGCGCTTTTTTGCCGCAAGAAGGGGATGAACTGCTGACCAAAAACTTTTTTGTTACGGACTATAAGCGGCCTAAATTCCAGTGGTCCCGCCTTGCTGGGGAAGACAAAACCGTCCCTTTATGGGCGGACTTTTCCGTGGAACTGCGGGAGGTGAAGCCCAGTGATTGACCAGACTGCGGAATACCGGGCAGCAATTACGGCGGATTCCCGGCGGATGCTGCTGCGAGCAATTATTGATATCATCTCCCCGGATATTATTTACGGCACAGTAAACAGCTCCGGAGAAGCACCGTGGAGCAAGCCGGAACAACTCCATAATAAAAACTTTGAGCTAAACAGCGCATATACCACGCTGGAGCCTAACCGCTGGCTGCTGGATGGAAATTTTCGGGTGATTCCCGATGACCCACAGCAGCTTAGCGGTGAAATCGGGGATGTTGGGGATGTGCTGTCCGGCAATGATGGCACCTTCTCCCCCGCTGTCTATGTGGAGCAGCCATTTTCCAATGTCTCCATTTTGCAGGCTTGCTCCATCTATTTCCCAAATGACGACTTTGACGGAATCCCGGTAAATTTTACTGTCGAAATTTTTCAAGGCGGCACAGCCTATTTTACAAAGACGATTACAGGCAACACGGAAACAAAGGTATCTTTTGACGGTTTTACCATCCAAAATCCGGATGCAATCCGTATTACCATCACAAGATGGAGTTTACCCGGTCGAAGGGCACGAATTCCGGAAATTATCCCCGGACTGTATGAGGAATGGGACGCCGATATCATTGCAAGTTTTGACGTAATACAGCAGGGGAATGTGGCCTGTCTATCTCTCCCTTATGGCACGTGTACGCTGCGAATGGATAACCTCGATAGACGCTTTGAGCCGAGAAACAAAAACGGCCTGTTTCAATCCATCGAGGAGCGGCAGGGGATTGACGTTTCTATCGGCGTCGAGACAAGCGGAGGTACAGACTGGAAACACGTTGGGGTGTACTATCAATACTCTGGCGGCTGGACCACCGGAGACAACGGCCTGGCGGATATCATCGGGCTTTTGCAATCCCGAGAGTTTATCGTGCCGGACACGCTGCCTACAACGCTGAACGGCTGGCTGGCGGCTTTAGTCGGGCAGCTTGGAGAAAATTTCAAGGACCGCTATCACGCCGACCCGAACTATGGAAATCTTGCTGTGACGGCAACCGGTGCAGATGCTGTGACCGGAAAAAAATGCGGGGATATCCTATTATGGGCCTGTCAAGCAACAGGCACATGGCCAAGATCGGATGCAGAAACGGGCTATTTGACCGCTGAGCCGCTATGGAGCCAAGGGAACAAGCTGGACTTAGACAACATGACGGCATACCCCACCATCAAATCCAATGACAGCATCGGCGCATTGATTTTTAACCTGTCTGACGGAACGCAATATGTAATTACAGGCAACTCTGCGTCGGCGTCGGAAACGAAAACCATCGACAATCCCTTCCTCCATACAAAGGAGGCGGCATTGACGGCGGCGCGGCTGATTTTGTCGGCCTATGGCGGAAATCAGCTGGAGACCACCGGGCGGGGCGACCCATCCTCCGAAATTGGCGATGTAGACACGGTATGGCTGGATGAATCCAACGCCACCACCGGGCGGAGAGTTTACCAGACGTTTAACATTTCCAATGGCGTCCTTCAAGGCTGCCAAAGCAGACTATTACAGGCGGACGGCTCTTTCATGTTTCAGGAGTGCGTAGTAATTACAGCGGATGGCACCTATACAGCCCCGGCTGGTGCATCTCAACTCCGCGTTGTGCTGGTAGGCGGCGGCGACGGTTCCGAGAATGGAGCGGATGGCACGTGGGACAGCGCAGGGGCTGACGGCGCAGACGGCAAAGGAGCCAATGTGTGGTATGGCACCATCGACATCAACGAGCAGCAGACATTTTCCGCCATCATAGGCCAAGGCGGCGGCATCGGTGAAAAGGGTGGCGTAACTACTTTTGGGGCCTATTCCAGCGCAAACGGCGACAAATACGACCTGGGCTATACCGACATCGCCAACGGCAACAGCTACGCACGGCCCGCTGTATCTGTCCCGCTAAATGGCACCGGAGACGGCGCAGTTGGTGGAAAAGGCGGAAATCAGGGCGTGACGCACTCCGAGACAACATACAGCAAGGACAAAGACGGGAATTTAAAGCCGAGCGGAACCCGCACCGTTGTCGATGTTTACCCTGGCAAAGGAACACCAGGCAGAGCGGGCGCCGCTGGCTGCGTGGTGGTGTTTTGGGACAAAGCGTAAAGGAGGGAAGTATTTATGGCAATTTCAACTCCAGCGGGAGAGTTTTTTCAGGTGAGTGGCCGTGAGTATACTTGATAGCTTAATTACAGACCGGACGCAAGCGGACGTGGACCGGGCTAAATACCTAAATAGCCTGTTTGGCTATGACCCCAAAACGGACACGCTTGTCTGGTACGGCACGGAAGCGGAGCTGGCGGAGTGGAGCGGGGCGAAGCTAAAAGGCGCGTACAAATACACGGATTTAAACCGTGTCGGAGCGGCGATGGCGTATGTGGCGGGCCGTCTGACCGCTGCCGGGTATTATGTGCCGATTACGCCTAAGACAGACTGGACGGACGAGGACTGGATGACGCCAACCACGGCGGGGGCGTATTTGGACGCTTTGCGCTTGCTCCGCAATCAGTATACGCAATATAATTCCACGCCAAACGTGCCGGACAGCATGGACGGATTGACCGTTGACGCCGCAAACGACATCGAAAAAATCCTGTTAGATATTGACAGCCTATTGGAAAACATCATGGCCGCATGGTACTACTGCGGCGAAGTCTACTGTGGGGAGGTATAAATATGCAAGATAGAGCCCCTTTAAATCCTGGGCGTGTGTTGGTAACGCCGGAGGATGGCAGCACACCATTCCACGCCACAATTACACGGGCGGATAATCCCACGCAAACCGGCGACCCACTCAATAAGTCCACTCTGCTGAAAGACGAAACAGCGGCTTTGTACGGCTTGGATAGTGATGCTGTGCCGGATGATGTGTTACAGCAAATCAAACCGGAATTAGATAAAGCTGCTGAGACTGTGCTTGATACCAGTACAGGGAAAAAGGTATCTGTATCTGGTGGTATTCCTCTGTTTGGATTTAATAGTTTCTCTATTTTGATGCTAAGTAATAATACAAATGGGGACAAAGAGAGCGAGAGTGGAGCGTCATTACCGTGTGCTGTGTACAACGATGACACAAAAGAGCTGTATGTTGCATACTATGGTACAAAAACATTAAGCTCAAGCACATACTATAGTGGTTACATTGGGAAAATTAGCGGCGATGCCAACGGAAATATACACCCTGAAACAGTGTACTACACCGGACAAAATACTACAAGTGACACAAATCCGCACTTATCTTATATTCGCACTTTTGATGTAGATAATGCACTTGTTGTAATGCTTTACAAATCAAAAGTTATTGCATATGA